TCTCCGCGTCCCATGTCAGTCGGACGTAGAGGTAGGCGATGCCAGACAGCTTGTGATCTGATGTCCACTTGCCGTCTGTGAGATTGACGGTAGCGGCGATCAAATCCGCGTCCGCTGTGTCATTCGGCACTCCGCGCTTTTTATTGATGAGCGCCACGCCCGAGTAAAATCCGGTCGGCTGATTCCCTGTCAATGGCACCTCTTCATCGTTGAAATAAATCGTGTCGATTGCCTCGACCTCGTGGCCGGCCAGAGCGACGACGAGATGGAGGTATTCGTTTTTCGTGCCCGTCGTCGAAATGTAAACGATAGTCCCGCTGACGCGGCAGCGACCGTAAATTATTGACCGCGCCGCAATCGGAGAACGCACCATCTGGCCGCGCTCCGAGAGCGACGAGTCGGAAAAGCTCGGCATCTTGGGCGCAAGGAGCTTCGACGCGGCCATTGACGCGGCGGTAACGGCGATGAATTGCACCGTGGCAATCGCTGCGGCCTGACTCAACGCCCCTGCACCAGCCACCGCATTTACACCGAGCCAGAGGTAATACGCTGCATTTACGATGACTTGTGGCATGGTTAAAATCTCCAGACTCTTGCGTTCGGGAATGTCACGAATTGCAATCCATCGCGAGCGAGGAAAGCCGCGACGCTGCCGATGCAGATGCCCAGCGCGACGCCGTCGCCGCCGTCCTGCGCCACGAGATCGCCGCGACGAGCAAGCGCGGTCGCGATCTGCGCCCCTCCCGCTTCATCGACAAGGCGCTCGATTCCGCCGCCTCGATTGAGTGCTCGATGCGCCGATAGCGCGCTTGCGTATTGCCCGCGCCATTGCGCGGCGATGTCGCGGCCAGTTGCGATCTGCACCCAGTCTGCCGCAAAGAGGCAGCAATCGTTGGAGCCCCACGCGAAAGCCTCGTGCCGCTTGCGCTCGATGTAAGCCGTGAGCAGGTCCGGCCAGTTATTGCAGCGCGTGGCCATGTTCATTCGTAGCCGGTGCGCTCGCTCTCGCCGCCGCCTTCATTCACCGGCGCGACGAGCTTGGCGTTGCCCCAGTAGATTTGCTTTTCCTGAATCGCGGTGACGAATTCCAGTCCCTTGTCGGAAGGGAAAAGGTTTTTCTGTTCTTGGTCGGTGTAGCGAACTTCACGCGGGCGGCGGAAGTCCACCAGCTTGTTCTCGGCGCTCATGCCAATCGTAGCGTTTTGCCCGTCGTCGTTGATGCTCATTACGTCCATCCGCCCCGAGAAGATCGTGACCGGCGACGACACCAGTGCGCCGCTGGATTGAAGCGCGCCGAAGAGAACCGAGCACTCCCTGCCCTGATAATTTTCGGTCAGCGCAACGGCCAGCATCGCCGTGGGAACGCCAGAGAGCTGCATGGAAATGCCCCGCGCCGCGAGGTCCGTCGTCTCCTCAATCGGCGAGATCGAGCCGAGCGTGCCGATTCCAAGATACGCCGTGCTGCCGACCGTAATGGTTCCGTAGCCGGTCCAGATGTGCACCGGCGTCGCGAAGGATAGCGAAGCGAGCAGAATCGGCGAGAGCTGCGATGCGCTCACCTCCGTCACCATATCGTTTGTGAGTCCGCGTCCTGCTGTGGTTATGCTCATGACTCGACGTCCTCGACGATTGAAAAGCTGATGCCGTAAACGCTCGCCAGTTCGATTGACCACTCCGTCGTCGGCTGCGCAAGACGGAAAACGCCTTTTGCGTTCGTCTTCACGATTGCCGTCGTGGCTGCGTAACTTTTGCGCAGCACCGGAAAGACATCCACGATCAATCCGCCGCCATCGGCTTTGATAACCTTGTAAAGCGAGGTGGAGATTTGCAGCCAGTCGCCGACCGCAAACACGCCCGATCCGCCGGTGTTGATCATCGTCAGCGTCGTGCTGTTCGCCGTCGCGCTTGAGACCGTAAGCGTGCCAGTAATTGCGCCGCGTGGATTTGCGTTCGCGTAGTCCTGAAAAAGAAACGTGCCGCGCTGCGCCGACAGCAAGAAGGCGATCATCGTCTCGGCATCCGCGCGAGTCATCGGTGGACAATCAACCGAGCCAAGCCACGCTTGGCCTGCGTGGTTGTATTGCTGCGTTTGCAGAGTGAAGGGCGACGTGTTGCGCGACACCGCCGAGACGCCCGTGAGCGACAAGCGCGAGAGGTAGAACGGATCGGGCGGCGTGAGTGGGTAGGAGATAGCCATGACGTTTAAGCGAACGCTGCACGGTAGCCGCCCCCGCGTCGCACCATGTCGGGAATCTCGGCCTTGAGGCGCCGCCGCTCTTGTTCGAGGATTGGCACCAGCTCCGAACGACTGACTCCGGCCGCGATGTTGTAGTTCACGGTCACGCCGCCCGCAGATCCGCCGCTGCTGCCCATTGCGCCGTTCGGCACGATGCTGCCAGAGGAGCTGGGTACGAATAGCTCGGGGCCTTTTTCTCCGACCATGTAGGCACCGCCTGCGCCGACGGGTCCGCCCTCGGCGCGGAAGCCCTTCAGGATCGCGCCGCTGATTCCTGCTGCCAGCGGAGCGGTCACGGTCTGATTAAAGATCATCCGCATCAAATCCATCCCGAGCGACCGGATGACCTCGCCGAGCTTTTTCCCGCTGAAAATCGCGTCCTCGAATCCGCTTGCGATGATGTCGCCAGATTTGCGCGCGATGATTTGGAGATCGGTTTCCAAAACCTTACGCTTGCCGATGAGTTCGTTTATTTTTGGAAGAGCAACAAGCATTCTCTCAATCGCTTCAACTTCATCCACTGTTAGCATTTTTTTAGATGTGTCTCTATTTGCTATTAAGGCTTCATCCGCGCGACGCAGAGCAAGGAGCTGTGTCAGCTCAGCATTGACTTGAGCTTGCTGCTGTTTTTCGTTTAGCAGCGAAAAGTTGTATTGATCCAGTACTTTATTGCTATCCTCAACGGCTTTGTTGTAATTTTCCAAAGAGTTAAAACTAATTACTCGCCATTCATTAACTAATTTCTGCACCTCTACTTCTTTTTCCAAAGAATTGAGTGAGGAACTTTTTGCCGGATCATTTGGCCTCGCTTGAATTTTTCCAATGTCCGTAAAAAGCTGTTTGAATTTTTCATTGGTAGTTTGTCCAAGCGAATTAAAAGTGTTTTTTAATTCTTCGAGTTGCTTTGTTGCTTCCGCAATTTTTGGAACATCTTTGTCAGCCCTTATTTTATCGGCAATGCTGAAGGACTCAACTTTGCTGACTCCGAAAATTTGATCTTTTAGGTTGAGAGCTGCATCGGCTGCGAAAACCAATCCTTTTTTCAAAAACATTACTCCTTGATCGACCGCTCCAGTTACTCGCGTCAGTTTGTTTAATTCATCGGATGTAAGCGCAAACTTTTGCGAATTCGCCTCAACGTCTTCCATCATTGCGTTGACGCTTCTCCCGACTGACAGAAGGGCGCGAAGTCCAAAGAAACTAGCAATGCCTGTGCTCACTGCTTTCGCCGTCGAATGAATCTTCGTCAGCGAATTCTGCACGCTCGCAAACGCCGCCCTCGTCGAATCAACCGCGCGTAATGTGAATGTAGCTTCAGCCATGATGTTTTGATTTCCGGTTTTGGTGTTCGATGTAAACGAGCCAGCCGTTCAATTCCTGCGCTGGCATGGCGAGAACCTCGCTTGCGAATTTGCCGAGACGGTCCGCGAGAGCATACACGGCGAGGAAGTCGGCGGCCTCCCCGCCGTAAATCAGTTTTTTAAGTCATCAACCCTCGGCGCGTTGTCGGCCAGAATGGCGTTGGCGATGCGTCCGACGACGTTGCTGTCAGCCTTGTTCAAGAGCGTCGGCTTGTGCTCGATGGTGAACAGCTTCGCGCCGTGCTCGTCCGTGGCCTTCATAATCAAGATGTCCACGAGCAGCTCCATGTCGTTTTCTTTGCTTCGACGATAGAGCCGGTTCTTTTCGCCGAGCGTGACCGGCGATGCGTGGACGACGAGCTTCCACTCGGGCACGTCGATTTTGCGCGTGCCGAGGGAGGCGAAGTGTTCTCTTACGAGGTCGATTGCTTCCATGTGTTGTGTGTGTTTTTTACTGCGAAATTAAGCCGTCAACGTGCTCAGCGCGCCATTTCCCTCGAATGCGATGGAGCCCTCGACGATGCCGTCAAAGCTGGCGGAAATGTCGAATTTGGTCACGATAGCCGCGCCGGAATAATACCGGTCGCCGGTGTCCGCGCCCTCTGGGTAAAGGTTGAGCGTGACCGAGCTTCCGATGGTGATCAGAAGTTGTCCGGCATCGGTCTCGTCCCAGTAGAGATCGCCCGATACGCTGAAAGTTTTCATCGTCGCGAGACGCGTGCGGTAGGTGTCGCCGATCACTGAATCCTCGACCGTGTCCGAAGAATGGCTGAGTGCGTAGTTGCGCAGCTCGCCGATGGTGGTGCTTGAGACTTTGACGAGGCCTTCGCGGCCGAGATGGTTTGCCATTTTAGTCGGTGGTTAAATAGATGCAGTTAAAAGTATGCCGAGCCGTGCCGAAGCGCCTGTCCTCGTCTGGCTCGATCACATAATCCACGCTCGTCAAATGGAGATCGCGACACTGGCCCCCGAGCGTCACGTCGGTGAGAACCGCGGCCTCGACCGCGGCGCTTCCGGTGTCGAAAAGGTCGTCGATCAAATAGGTTCCGCTCTCGGCAGTGAAGTAATCAACGATGAGCTGAAGCTGCCGGTATTGCGTCCGGTTACTCGGCCCGAGCGTGCGCACCTCGATCTGCTCGCTGACCGCGTAAACGGCGGCGGCGGGAAACGAGATGCTGGCGATGGTGTTATTGCGCCCGCGAAGGATGTTGGCGGTCGGCACGACGAGCGCGCCGGTGAGAGCGTTCGCCGTCGCGGTGCGGATGTTGGTGCGTGTGCTCATGCGGCTGCTGTTTTTATTG